GAACTGGTTTTAGACTAGGTGGAAGAATGCTATTCTTAGCTGGAGAAAACTATCAAGAAGGTACTAACTATGGAACAACATTTTCATTAAGACTAACTCCAAATGGTTCAACTTCAGCTATACAAAGATATTTAATTAATGGGGATGGAAATCATACTCTTACTGGTAATGTAGGTATGGGGACAAGTCCATCTGTAGAACTACACGCTAAAGGTAGCGGAGAAATATTTAGACTAGAAACTTCTGATGCAACTGGAGATAACAATATGACTTTCCATGACGCAACAGCACAAAAAGGTCTTATAGGATATGAGAGTGGAAGCGATAACCTAATAATAGAAAACGGAGAGGAAGGTGCTAGTATAATATTTAAGAATGCTCATACTGGTTTAGGAGGTGCTACAATTAATGGCTTTGAACTTGAGGGAAATGGAGATACTTTTATGGGAGGGTTTGTTACTGCAAATTCTGGTCTTAATTGTAATGGACCAGTTGTATTTACTAGCAATTCAGAAGCAATGCAATTACACAGATGGACTAATGCACAGCAAACAACTAATTTAGGTAGTCATGGTTCTTCTCAACAAGGTGAGGTTTGGTTTAACACTACTGTTAATACTTTTAAAGGTTGGAATGGTTCTTCAGTTGTTGATTTGGCAAACAAAGGTACAACTACTGTAAAAAATATTGCAGGTAATGCAGATATTACCTTGTACTCTGACACTAACATAGAAATAAATTGGGATGTTTCTAGCGAGGATATAGAGTTTCATGTACTAACAAATCCTTCATCGGGAAGAGCGCATTTAACAGCAGAGGTTGCGGGTATTATAACATCTGTAGATGGATTAACAAGTACAACTCCTGCAAATATAGATGCTGCTTTTAGTACTGATGAAATGATGGACATACTAATAAACGCACCAGATGATTCTTCTTATCCATCTTATCACATTAAGCTAAAAAGGTCTAATGCCTTTTATTATACTAACACACCTTTTTACGTTATTGCAACAAAATATACTTCATACGATTAATATTAATATATGGCAAATTTTATTATAAGATACAGAGTTTGTGAAAAGTCTAGTAATGTTACAAAAAAGTATAACTCTAGTGTACACATTATTTCAGACTCTTTAGAAGACGCAAAAGAAATAGTGTCAAATTGTTACGTAAATACTGAAGAAATAACTTACGACATAACATTTTTATAAATGAGCATTGCAGACCAAAAGATAAGCTTGACTATTGTAGTTAAGATATGTGTGTTTCTAGGCTCTTTACTTGGTGTCTGGTATCATAATAAATATGAAGTAGAATCATTAAATGAGAAAGTTAAAGTCCTGCAAGAGATACACAATAAATATAATATTGAAGTTATCAAAACAGATGTAAAATATAATAGATTGCATATAGATAGGCTAGAACAAGAGTTAAGAAGTAAAAAAGACAAATAAATTTATTATTTTAAAGTTATGGAGAATACAGAAGCAAAGTTAGAAAATGTAGAAGCTACAGAGTCTAACCAGGAAGTAGAAATGATTTCTATACCAAAACAATTTTTAGTAGACATAGGTAATTATATGGCTTCAAAACCATATGCGGAAGTAAGGAACCTATTAATACCTATAGAAACTTTGTTGAATGGGCAAAATATTTAAAATAGATTTTGCTGAACTAAACTTAACTGGCGAGCCACTTCCAACTGAGGTGGCTCAAAAGATGTTAGACTACCATATTGTCCCTATGCATCAAGTAAGAATGACGCTAGGAAGGGGTGTATGGGCATCTCAAAAATCTGGTTATAGACCTAAGGAATGGGAAATAAAACAAGGTAGATCCGGTAACTCACAACATACTTTTGAAGGCAAGGGAGCTGTAGATTGGACATGCTCTGGCGATATAAAAGAATTGCTAGAGTTAATTATGGAAATAACAGATTACTCTAGAATTTGCTACTACCCTAAAGAAAATTTTATACACTGCGACCACAAAGAAATAGGATATAAACGTCAGTATTTTGAATATGAAGGTGGCAAATGGAAATTCATAAAAAACTTTTAAGATGGAAAAATTATTAAAGGCAGCTCCTGCCATTATAGGAGCTTTAAAGTCAGCTAAACTAGGTAACTTTTTAAAGAAGTCTCCAAAGGTAGCTAAAATCGCTAGAAATATTGGATTAGGTGGTGCAGCAATTGGTGGTGCTGTAGCTTATGATGCTCAAGGAATAACAGCAATTATAGCGGAAATTACTCTGTTGATAGGTACTGTTACTGCATTAATTGCTCAACTTCAGAAGGATGATCAGAAGAAGTAAATGGCAAGCATACGACAATTACATTAAGGAAAACATAGACTTTGGTAGTAGTTATATTGCAAGGAATATTATTGCAAAATACGGCCTTGAAGATTCACTATTTCAAGCGATAAGAAACTACATAAAGAGATTTAAAAATAAAGTAGATCATCCAATTACTGAAGAATCTATTTATATTTCTAATATAAGCGAAGGCTCTAGAGTAATTGTAATTGGAGATTTGCACGAACCGTTTTCCTTAGATGAGTACCTTCATTTTTGTAGGGAGACTTATAATAAATACAATTGTAATAGAGTTGTTTTTATAGGTGATGTTATTGATAACCACTATAGCTCATATCACGAAACGGATACTGAAGGACTAGGCGGTGGTGATGAACTTGACTTTGCTATATCTAGAATACAGAGGTGGTATAAATACTTCCCAGAAGCTTTAGTTATAATCGGTAATCACGATAGAATAATAGCTAGAAAAGCACAAACTGGAGGTATACCAAATAGATGGATAAGATCTTATTCAGAGGTACTTGGTACTAGACATTGGCGGTTTGTAGAAAGAGCTGTTATTGACAAGGTACAATATGTACATGGAGAGGCCGGTACAGCTAGAACTAAATGTAAATCAGACATGATGTCTACGGTCCAAGGCCATTTGCATTCTCAAGCTTATACAGAATGGATTGTAGGAGCTAATCATAAAGTTTTTGGAACGCAAATAGGTTGCGGTATTGATTTTAAGAAATATGCATTTGCATATGCTAAAGCGGGTAAAAAGCCTGCGATTGGATGTGCAGTAATTATAAACGGAAAGACAGCTATCAACGAATTGATGGACCTTTAAAATATTCTTTCTCCTTTTTTGCTTTTGGGGGGTAGCGTCTTAGGATTCTACCCCCTTTTTTTTTGCATCACTGCAACAGTTTTTGTATCTTACCGTAAACATTAATTATGAGCAAAAAGATTGAGAATTTATTAAAGCAGGAAATGCCTTTTAAATGGAGAGTGCAGAGTACACGTAACAACAAAGCAACATGTGTTGCATACGTTGATGCAAGACAAGTAATGGACAAATTAGACGAAGCTGTAGGTTTTGGAAATTGGCAAGACGAGTATTATGAACATAACGGAAATTTATATTGTAAGATCGGTATCAAGGTTGCCGATGAATGGATCTGGAAGTCAGATTGTGGTTCTGAGTCTAATGTAGAAAAACAAAAAGGAGAAGCTTCTGATGCTTTTAAGCGAGCTGCGGTAAAGTGGGGTATAGGTAGATTCTTATATTCTATGACGATGGTAAAGCTAGATTCAGATGGCAAGGTTCCTATGTATAATGGTAAAAGACTATATGGCGACCAAGTAACTAAAGCATGTAACTATATCTTACAGAATGGAAAGTAAACAATTTAAGATTAGGTGTTCGGCTATTGGCGATATTATGGCTAATAGTCGAACTAAAGATCCTTTAAGTAAAGGTGCAAAAACATACGTTAAGCATTGGTTAAAAGAAAAGATCTACGGATACGAAAAGGAATGGAGCAATAAGTATGTTGCAAAGGGGCATGAAGTAGAGCAAGATAGTTTAGATTTTGTTGCTTTTCATCTTAACTTCCTTGATTTACCAAAAAACGAAGATAGATACGAAAATGATTATCTTACTGGCACACCAGATGCGTTGCCTGGAGACATAGTTATTGACGTAAAAAATAGTTGGGACTTTACAACTTTTCCTATATTTGAGAACAATGTCCCTACAAAAGACTACATGTATCAGCTACAAGGCTACATGGCTTTAACCGGAAGGAAAAAAGCAAAGTTAATTTACACACTAATGGATACGCCAGAGTTTTTATTATCTCCACACGATGATATTTTTACTTATGAAAACATTGATGTTAAGTACAGAGTAAAAGTATTTGAAATAGAAAGAGATAATGAGATGATAGATAAAATTTATAAAAAAGTAGAAGACTGCAGAGCGTATATTAATGAGTTACAAGAATCCTTATAGTATGACCAATGATATAATAAATCAAATTATTTACGCTACTCTAAACGAGAACGTACAGTACGTAAGAACTATTATTAAAAACAAACTAGGAATTAACATAGATGAAGCAACAATTGAGTCCAGAAGAAGAAACGTTAAAGAGAGTCTACGAGTTGATAGAAAGCTACGAGAGGAGTATAAACAGTCAAGATATACTTGGATTAATAAACTTAAGAAAAAGATTATCCGTTCAAGCCGCTCGTCTAGGTGATATTTTGTCTGAATGTAAAGTAGCTTATAACGAATCTTACTTTAATAGAAAGATCTATATTGAGAATCGTAAACAAGAGCTTGTGGCAAAAAAACTACCATATAATAAAGCGAGTACAGAAGCAATGGTTGAGAGTGAAGGGTTATACCGCAAAGAGCTACAGTCTCAAGGTTTTGCTTACAGAATAGAAAATCTATTGAAGCAAGTAAACATTATTGTAACCGGATTAGATATAGAAATATCTTTCTTGAAAAATGAAAAGAGGTTTGCAGAATAAATATATTTTGTTAACTTAGTGCAACGATATCAGTGAATGGTGTCAAGAGCGGGGAGTAAGACTATAACCAATAGCATCCCTTTTTTATTCAAATAACACTTTAAATTTTTTAAAAATGCAATTAATAACACAACAAGTCCAGAAACATCTTAGAGATGAAGGAAGGAAGAAGGGTTGGTTAGTAGAATTATTAGGTATTACTTACCCAACAATGCAAGATAGGTTTATTAGACATAATTGGACCCAAGAAGAGATATGGATTTTAAAAACAAAAAATATAATTAAAAATGGCTAAAGAACTTCCCTTTTTTCAATTTGAGCCTGCTATGTGGATGATGGGTAGAATACAAAGATGCAGTTGCAATGCACGTGCATCATTTATAGATTTAATGTGCAGATATTGGAATGCAAAATGCGATTATTCTGTAGAAGATGCCGAATTAGATTGTGGCGAAGACGAGATTTCTGAGTTACTTAAGAGAAAAATAATCAAAGAGGTAGATGGGAAGGTTGTTATAAACTTTCTTAAGGAACAATACGATAACTGCTTGGTAACCAAGAGCAAACGTAAAAAAGCTGCTGATGCACGTTGGAGCAAAAGCAATGCAAGTGCAATGCAAGTGCATAAAGGTGCAATGCAAAATGATGCAGATAAGATAAGAAGAGATAAGATAATAGAAGATAATATAGATTATAAATCTTTTGTTGAGTTCTTTAACTCAACTACTGGTAAAAATATTAGAGTTACTGATAGTTTAAAAAAAGACTTAAAGGCTAGAATAAAAGATGGTTATACAAAGGAAGATATCATTAGGGTGGTAAGAGTAAAGTCTTCGCAATGGAAGGATGACAAGGAAATGAATAAATACCTTAGACCACAAACATTATTCTCTAAATCAAAATTTGAAGCATACGTAGACGAACAGATTGCGTCAAGCAAACCAAACAAACTTAGACTAAGATGATAGAAAAAAAGATAATAGGAAACATGTTACTCAACAGAGACATGAGATTAAATGCTCTAGATGTTTTGCGAGAGGAGTTTTTCCAGGACGAGAAAAGTAAAAACTCTTTCAAGGCAATGAAAAAGATAATGGAAGAAGATCAACTTAAAGACTATTCAATTGATGTGTATTTTGATTTAGCTAAAAAACACAAAGTTGATTTAGACTACGTGTATATTGCAGAGGCGACTGGTGAAACACAATTTTACTCAAAGGAATGGTACATAGTCTTGGGTAACTTCATTGGTGATTTTAGAAAGAAACACATAGCCGAAACTGGACTAGAAGTGGCTAACAAACTACTTCACGGAGATATGAAGGTAGATGACGCTATTGATTTACTTAAGGATAGAATTCAAGAAACTTCGATAGAAGCCTCTGGTTCGAGTTTTACAAACGCAGTGGACTTGGTATCCGAAGGGATAAAGAAAATAGAAGAGAGAGCCTCTATGGACGGTCTATCGGGATTGGAAACTGGTTTTAAAAGCTGTGATGAAATATTTGACGGATGGCAAAGGGGTAATTTAATAATTTTAGGAGGTCGTCCTGCTATGGGTAAAAGTGCGTTTGCACTACAGACTTTGTTAAATGTTGTAAGAGAAGGTGGTTCTGGTGCGTTTTTTAGCCTGGAGATGCCTAAACTTGAGGTTACTAGAAGGATATTAGCTACAGAAACAGATACACATTTAGGCAAGATAAAGAAAGGTCAGCTTAATAAATATGACTGGCAAAGATTAAATAGTAAGATTTCTTGGTTAGTAGGTGCTAAAGACAGATTCTTAATTGATGATAGACCAGGTTTAACAGTTAGTCAAATACGTAGTGCGATTAGGCTGCAAAAGAAAAAGAGTGGAATTGATTTTATTGTTATTGACTATTTGCAATTAATGGGGGTAGACAATAACAAATACAATAACAGAAACTACGAGATTGAAGAAATAACTAAAACGCTAAAAATAATAGCAAAGGAAGAAGATATAGTTGTTTTCTTATTGTCACAACTTGGAAGAGCTGTAGAAAGCACACCAGATAAACAACCTCAATTATCTCATTTGCGTGATTCTGGAGCTATAGAGCAAGATGCGGACGTAGTTGGCTTTGCTTATCGTCCAGATTATTATGGAATAGAAGAAGATGAGGATGGAAATAGCACAAAAGGTAGCTTTTATTGCCTTTGGAGGAAGAATCGTAATGGTGAACTCGCCAACTTAAAAATGAAATGTGATTTATCTAAACAAAAGATTTGGGAAGAAAGAGATATGGACTTTGAAACTTTTGACACACCAAATAAATCTGAATCACAACACGATTTCCCTACAAATGAAAACCCAGTATTTTAATGGCTATAAGAAACAGAAAACCAATGGAGAGCTATAAAACGCTAACTAAAGTAGAGAAATTAAGAGTTTATAAAAGGTATTTAAAAACCGGACATTCTTACAGAGAATTAGCTGAGTTTTATGAATGCACAACTACATTAATAGAATATTGCATAAATTTTGGATTACTTAACAACAAAAAAACCGTACAACATGATAATGATAGAGCCATTAATAGAATTTAATATTGTAACAGCTAGAATATCTGTTATAAACGGCAATGACAAGTATAACACTAAAATGACATACCTACATCGAGGTAACTTATCAGAAACAGAAGTTTTAACTAGTGATAAGTTTGCAATGATGGTAACCAATCATTTAGGTGATGATGCTGAACATGCGGACTCTATCTGCGTAAAGATTCATTATTCAAATTATAGTTTAAGTTGAGACAAAGAGCAAGAGTAGATGGTAATCAAAAAGAATTAACCAAAGAGTTAAGGAGCGCAGGGTTTTCTGTTGCTCTTACTCATCAACTAGGTAAGGGGTTCCCGGACATGGTTGTAGGTAAATACGGTGTAAATACAATTTGGGAGCTAAAAGATCCAGAAAAACCGCCTTCTGGACGAAAATTAACACCAGATGAGCTGAATTGGCACTCTAATTGGCTCGGACAAGTGGGAATAGCGTTAACAAGTAAAGAAATAATAGAATATTATGAGCAATTCAAAAGCAATGCAAGCTGCTGATCGTTGGTTTAGTAAATACATAAGATTAAGAAAAGCGGATGATGATGGCTATGTAAGCTGTTTTACGTGTGGATGTACCGTACATTGGAAAGAAGCACATAATGGCCATTTTATGGGGAGGGGCCACATGAATACAAGATATGATTCTACTAACTGCCAGGTCCAATGTTTTGATTGCAATGTAGCTAAACAAGGTAATTTAAAAGTTTTTGCTGAGAACCTAGATAAAGAATACGGAAAAGGTACAGCAAACCGGCTTTTAGTAAAA